ACTTAAGAACGTAGTCAAAGAAAGATTAGAAGATGAACCAACATCTTCTGTACCTACTTCAGAATACTCAGAGAAATATGAACCGAGCGCCTTGAAGGGTGTAGCGGGATTAGCTTTAGCAGGTGCGGGAGCCGTGGCTCTTAGGACACCTTTCGGTAGAGCCATAAATAAATTATCAAAACTAGCAACACCCAAGACTCCCGTATCACGGATCACGGAACCTACTGATGCAATTGATGAGTTACTAACCATAACTCCAACTAAGGTAGACAGAGGTCGTGCGATGACTCAAGCACAGATACCTATTCAAGAACAGATTAGACAAGAAGCGATTGCTAAATCAAACGAATTAAAAAAGATGGCTTATGCAAATCCATTATCACGAGGTGGTAAAACTAATCGTATCGGATCTTCACTTTGGGATTATATTGCAAGACATCCTGTAGCAGGTGCAAGGAAAGCATCTGAATGGATTAATGACTTTAAAGGATCAGGTCCTGCAGGTTTCAGTACAAAGAATCCTGAATTTAAAAACATATCTCAATCAGTAAAGAGAGATGAGCTATGGGATTCTAATTTAGTTCAATTTGATAAAAATAATAATATCGTTGGTGGTTTCTTAAAGGTTGCTGCTGAAAAAGACATTCCATTAACTAAAATGGATTTATTATACATTGTAGAAAAGTCTCCTGTTAATAATTTAAAAACAAGAGTGCTTTCGACTAATGTTAAATTAGTAGATGAAGCAGAAGATATTACTAATAACGTAGTTAATAGTTTAGATGATCTTAGAGGTAGAATTTTAGCTAATCCAGAAACAATGATTGCAGGTAATTCAAACAGAGCACAAAAGTGGTCGGATTTATTAAAACAGATAGAAAATACTAAAAAGGATGCAAGGAACATTAGTGCAAGAATGAATAACAAATACAGAGTTAATACAGGAGATAGTTATGACGAGTTTTCACAATCTCCGTACAAAAAAGTAATTGATGATTATGAAGGGATTGTAAACAATGCTAGAGAGTTAAATTTAACTATTAATCCTAATGCAGTAACTGCAGTTACGACTGCAGGTCGAACAAAAGATTTAGATTTATTTAGAAAGCTACAATTACAAAATAGTCAAAAGATGATGCCTAAGTATGGAAACTATGGAGAGTATAGAATTAAAGGTGGTGATGAATATTTTGAAACTGTTACTTACTATCCTAAAGATTTACCACTAGGACAAAAACTTCCATCAGGTTTTAATAATCATTACAGTGGAATACCTAATCAAGTTTATCACGTTAGAGGTAATGTAAGAAAAACAGCCGATAACAAAAAAGTTATGATGATTGATGAAATACAATCTGACTACAACCAAGCATTACGAAACGAAGATCCTTTAAGACAAAAAGTTAAAAACGCATTTGGTGCTGAAATAGAATTTTTTTCTGCAAATAGAAAAATAGAAAAGATCGTTGATGAAATGAAAAGCATTGCTGTCAAAGGTATTAAGATGACAAAAGAAGATGCAATTAGATTTAATAAATTAAAAGGAGACTTTAATGAAATAAAATCAAACTCTTTGAATATGGCTAACATTACAGATAAACAAGCAAAAGATGGAATTCCTTTTTTACCTTTATATGGAAAAGAGAACTGGGGTAGTCACGCTTTAAAAAATACAATTAAAAATGCATCTGAAAGAGGTGATGTTGAATGGGTTGCTATCTCACCTGTTGAAAGATTACATCACGCAAAAAGAGAAAGATATTTAGGAGACATAGAATTTTATGGTAATAGATTTGGTAAGGCAGGGTTTGATAACTACTCTGTAAGAAGTAAGAAAGCAGATAAACAGGTTAAAACAGATCCAAAAAAAGTTGCAACATTACCTGCAGAGATGAATCGATTAGCAAGAGAATATAACTCAGAAGTTAAAACAATTAGAGTTGCTAAATCCGATCCAGATAAACCTTATAAAATCGTTAAAGAAATAGAAGCTGATAAAAAATTTAAATTAGATAAAGATTCAGCAGGTACTGAACACGAAGCAGCCTTTAGAACAAAGGAAGAAGCTTTAGCTTACGCTGATAGGTTTGGAAGATCTGATGCTGTTGAAACAATGCTTAGAGATGATCCTAGATTATATATGGATGTTTATGCTATTAAAATTTCACCTGATATGATTAAAAAACCTTTCAAAGCATATCAAGAAGGCGGTCTAGTCGTAAATATATTTGCATGATATTATAATTCTGTTATAACAAAAAGGAGATATATATCATGGCAAGTAAAAAATTAAAACAAGCCTTAATGGCAGGAATAGCTGGAGCTGCTTTAGCTGGAGCTGCTAAAATGAAAGGCAATGCTTTAAAAAAAGCAGTTACAGATACAGGTGATCTTGGCTCTGAAATGGCTAACGATACTGCATTAGCACAAGCAACTAGAAAAGCAATGTTACCAAAAAAGAAACCTTCAATGGGATCATCAATGTTAGACTATAGTTCAACATTTGGATTAGGACCTATGGATGGTGCCTACAAAGGTAAGATGATTAAAGCTAAAAATGGCGTAATGGCTAGAGGCTGTAAGTTAGGAAGAAATAAAAGAACTATCATCACTTAACAATGGCTGAAGTAGAAAAACAAAATGAACTTCCTGAGACTGAAGAAGAAGTTGAAGAAGTTGATGTAGAGGTTGAAGGTGCCGAGGACGAAGTTCCTCAGCAAGAAGAACCTGAAGAAGACTTTTACAGAAACTTAGCAGATGAAATGGACGAGAGAACTCTCGGACGTATTGCTCAAGAACTTATTTCAGATTTTAAGAAAGATAAAGTTTCAAGAGGGGATTGGGAACAAGCTTACACACAAGGTTTGGACTTACTTGGTTTCAAGTATGTAAACAATACAAGACCATTCCAAGGTGCGAGTGGTGTTACCCATCCTCTTCTTTCAGAAGCGGTTACACAATTTCAAGCACAAGCTTATAAAGAATTATTACCAAGTGATGGACCTGTAAGAACTCAAATTATAGGTGCTGACACTCCTGAAGTTTCACAACAAGCTGAACGAGTTCAAGATTTTATGAACTATATGTTGATGGAACAAATGGAAGAGTACACACCAGATACAGATCAGTTATTATTTTATTTACCATTAGCAGGATCTGCTTTTAAAAAAATTTATTACGATGAAATTAAACAAAGAGCAGTTGCTAAATTTGTACCAGCTGAAGATTTAGTTGTTCCATACTATGCAACAGATTTAAAAGATTGTGAAAGAATTACACACATTGTTAAGATGTCAGAGAATGATGTACTTAAACAACAAAAGGCAGGATTCTATAGAGATGTAGAACTATTACCAAAACAACCTGAAAGAAGTCCAATACAAGATAAATTAAACGAATTAGAAGGTGTTAAACCTGCTGGAGAAAAAGAATATCAATATAATATTTTAGAAATGCATATTGATTTAAATTTAAATGAATTTGAAGTAGATAACGCAGAGAAAGAAGTTAAATTACCTTACATCGTATCGATTGATGAAGGTTCTGGAGAAGTTTTATCTATTTATAGAAACTACAATCAAGATGATGACACTTATCAAAGAAAAGAATACTTTGTACACTACAAATTTTTACCTGGTTTAGGCTTTTATGGCTTTGGTTTAATACATATGATAGGTGGATTAAGTAGATCTGCTACTCAAGCATTAAGACAATTGCTTGATGCAGGTACTTTAGCTAACTTACCTGCTGGATTTAAGTCTAGAGGTATTAGAATTAGAGATGATGATCAACCTTTTCAACCTGGAGAGTTCAGAGATGTTGATGCTCCCGGTGGAAATATCAGAGATCAGTTCCAAATTTTACCTTTTAAAGAGCCAAGTGCTACTTTATTCCAACTTTTAGGTTTTGTTGTACAAGCAGGACAGCGTTTTGCAGCTATTGCAGACATGCAAATGGGTGAAGATGCTCAAAATAGAGCTGTTGGAACTACAATTGCTCTCTTGGAGCGTGGTTCAAGGGTGATGAGTGCTATTCACAAGCGATGTTACTATGCAATGAAGCAAGAATTTAGACTTTTAGCAAAAGTTTTTGCTGATTATCTACCTCCAGTGTATCCATATGCAGTAACTAACGCAGATAGATTCGTAAAATTACAAGATTTCGACGATAGAGTTGATGTTATTCCTGTTGCAGACCCAAATATTTTCTCAATGGCACAAAGAGTAACTTTAGCAAACGAAAATTTAAAAATTGCAGCTTCAAATCCACAAATGCACAACTTAAGAGAAGCTTACAGACGAGTTTATGAAGCTTTAGGTACAAAAAATATTGATGCAATCTTAAAACCTGATCTACAACCACAACCAGAAGATCCAGCAACTGAAAATGCTAAAGCATTACAGATGCAAATTTTAAAAGCGTTCCCTGAACAAGATCACGATGCGCATATTATGGCTCACAGAGCATTTATGGCTACAAGAATGGTACAAATCAATCCAATGGTTTATGCTTTGTTACAAGGACACATATCTGATCACATTGCACTAAAAGCACACGGTGAAATTGGAGATTTAGTACAAAATACACCTGAATTACAAATGCAAGCACAACAAGACCCACAAGGATTTAAAGTTTTATTTAATTCTATGGTAGCTAAAAAGGTTGCAGAGATAACAATGATGTTAGCTCAAGAAGAAGCTGGTGGTCAAAAAGAAGATCCATTAGTTGCATTGAAACAAAGAGAATTAGATTTAAAAGCTATGGATATGCAAAGAAAAGCTATGGAAACTCAGCAAGATATGGAAAGAAAAGCTATGGAGTTTGAAGATCGTATAGATCTTGATAAAATGAAGTTAGAATCTGCAGAAGATCAAGCAGGTGAAAGAATTAGAATCGCAGAAGAAAAAATGGATATGAATGAAAGAATACAAAGGGAGCGAGCTAATGCCACTAAACGCCAAAGGTGAAAAAATCTTAGCTTCAATGGAGAAGCAATACGGAAAGAAAAAAGGTAAAACTGTTTTCTATGCAATGGAAAACTCTGGAAAGTTAAAAGGAGTTAAAAAAGCATACTCTGGAGATTTTATGTCTGCTTCTACATCAAGTAGTATGTATGATTCTGGTAAAGCTGCAGCAGATTCTTTTCAAGCAAGTTATTCAGGTAGTGATAATGGAAACAATCAACCAACAACTTCACCTAAAACTACTGGGACTACTTCGGGAGGTGGAGGTAGTGGACCTAATTTAACTAATATTGGTAAATCGCTTTTAACTATGGGTGCAAGTAAATTATTTGATTTACCTATGGGAGTAGCAACTGTAGCAAAAAAAGTAGTAGGACCTATTCAAAGAGCTGTTACACCTAAAGCAACAAAAGACATTGCTGATGCAAGACTTAGTGGTTCGTTTACAACATCTTATAATTATCAACCAAAAACTATACCTACACCTAGTGTATCAGATAGTAATATTCAAGGTGGTTGTGCAGATGGATCAAATCCACCTTGCAAGACACCTACAACACAAATTAAAAATCCTGTTTCAACACCTAATCCATTTTTGTCTGGTTTTAAAGCATATGATGATGGTGGTGAAGTTGTGATATCATCTAACGTAGATAAAAGTTTATTATGATAAATAAAAAATTAACAACAACAGTTCCTCCTAAAAAAGGACCTAACTCACAAGTTCCACCTGTAAAGATGAGTTGCGGTGGTATGCATAAAAATGATGGTGGTATGGGATGTGGTTGTAGTGATTGTATGCAACAAGGATCTAGAGGAACAAAAAGAATCCAAGTTAAAGGATTTAATTTTCAAGGAGTAAGATGATATTAAAAAAAATAGCAAGATGGATATGGTGTTTATTTTTTCCACCAATTATTTACAGACAAGACTTTGATTTAAAAAGACATTGTAATGTACACGAACAATATAAAAAAGGTTGTTCTGAATGTCGTTATTTGAATAAATAAAATGGTTGCAAAGTACATCGGTAGTTTAATAGCTAAAAGAGTTTTAAAGAACAGACCTGACTTACATAAAAAGTTCGATAAGATTATGAAAAACGATGTTGATGTAACTACGTCTAACGAATCACAAATCTCACAAGCATTAAGAATATTAAGATCAGATAAAGTAGATAAAAAATCTACTGGTGGTGAAATAATTAAAGGTGGCGATTACATAAAAGATCTGTTATAGATTTTAAATGTTCGATAAACTTTCTAAAAAAGAACAGCTAATATTACTTGCAGGTATTTTTGAAGGAGAAGGTTGGTTTGGATTAAATAGAACTAACAAATTAAATTATACTCCAGTAGCAGTATTAGAAGTACAAATGTCAGATGAAGACGTTGTAAAAAAATTTCAAAGATATTGTAATACAAATAAAAAAATTCACTTTAAACCAAAAAGAAAAGAACATTACAAAGATCAATATCGTTTTACCCTTTCAGGCACCCGTGCTTTACAGCTTATGGAGGAAATGCTACCATATTTAGGTATAAGGAGAAAAGAACAATATTATGCCGTGGTTCAATCTATTGGGAATGGCCCTAAAAACTGGAGCCCACCTATATCAGAACAAACAAAAGACAAAGCAAGCAATGTCGGATGCTCAACTGATGCATGCAGAAAAAATGCGATCGGGAGAGATAGCTTATGAAGGTAAATTATTAGAAGCTAGACAATCCGACTGGAAAGACGAGTTCATTTTATTATTACTCTCTGCGCCAATCGTAATGTTAAGTTGGGCAGTATTTTCGGATGACCCAACTGCGATGGAAAAAATGAAACTCTTTTTTGAGTATTTTTCTGAGTTGCCATTTTGGTATCAGACTATATTCGTAGGAGTAATCGCGAGCGTGTACGGACTTAAGGCTACGGATTTAATCAAGCGTAAATAGTTGCATTTAAATATCAAAATGTTATAACAACCTATGATTAGAGGAGATAGCTCAGACTATGAATTACTTAATAAATGGACTAAAGGATTTGATTGCCAAGGTTACAAATCTTGTGAGATCGGAGTTCGTGAGGGACTTGGGTCTAAGATTATCATGGACAATGTTGTTAATAATTATATCCATGTGGGCGTTGATCCTTATGGTAACTTAAAATACCAACACTATGATAACACAGGTGAATACACCTGTGATTATACTGATGAGATGAGAGATACGATGTTAAATGATTTTTATCAGTATCGAAACAATGGAAAGTTTGCATTATGTAATATGACAGACACTCAATTTATGAACGATTCTGAACATAGGTTTTCAAAGTTCGCATTTGTTCATTTTGATGGTCCCCATATGACAAAAGATGTTATAACTGAAGCAGTTTGGTTTGCTACTAGAACTGCACCTATCACAAGGTTTGTATTTGATGATTATACTAAATATGAAATGCCTTTAATTGAAACTATGTTAAAAAAATATGGTTTTAATAATGTTGAGCAAGGAAAAAATAAAATTTTATTAGAAAAAAATGAATCTTGATTTAGATACACTACAAAGTATCAAACATTTCATTAATAAAAGAATTACCCAAATCAAAGAGGATTTGGTGTACCATGTAGACACAATCGACAGACTATCGTATTCTAGAGGGAAACTCAGCGCTTTAGAAACGCTGCTTCAGGATCTTAAAGACCTGCAGAGAAACGAGGAGAATGTCGATGACGATAATAACACCTGATTCCACTTTAGTTGGAGTCAATAAAGTAAACAATGGTGTCGCGCCTGATTCAAAAGAATCGCCGATGCCAACTGATCCAGCAGGGATCGAAAAATACCTTTCAGTAATACCAAAACCAGTTGGTTATAGACTTTTAGTTAGACCTTATGCAGGTCCTAAAAAAACTAAAGGTGGAATTTATCTTACTGATAACGCAAGTGAAACTATTCAAATGACAACCGTAGTTGGTTTAGTCGTTGAGATGGGTGATCTTTGTTATCAAGATAAAGAAAAATTTCCAAAAGGTCCTTGGTGTAAGAAAGGGCAATTTGTAATCTACGGTAGATATGCCGGTTCTAGATTCAAAACAAAATATGGTGAACACCGTATTTTGAACGATGATGAAATCATCGCAACAATAGATAAACCAGAAGATATTCTGCATTTATATTAACAAGGAGAAAACATCATGGCTGATGCACAAGAACAAGCTAAGATACAACCTGAAGTTGAACTTGATTTAGACGATGTTAAAGAAACAGAAGTCAAAATTGAGGAAACAAAAAAGGAAGAATCTAGTGAACCCAACTTAAATGTTGGTGAAGTAGACTTAGGCTATACTAATCACGATGGTAAAGAATCGAAAGATGAAATTGCTATTGAAGAAGTAGAAGAACCTAAACAAGAAACAAAACAAAAAGAACAACAAGAAGATATTGATGATCTATCAAAGGTATCTGAATCTGTAAAAAAAAGAATTGATAAGCTTACAAGAAAATATAGAGAAGCTGAAAGAAGAGAACAAGCTGCTTTAGATTTTGCAAAAGGTTTACAAAAAAAATACGATGATTCTTTAACAAAGTATGATTCTGCAGATGAAAAGTATCTAAAAGAATTTGACGCTAGAGTAGATTCTCAAAGAGAACAGGTAAAAAGAAAACTTAAGGAAGCTATTGAAAATAATGATGCTGACAAAATTATGGAAGCTAACGATGAGCTTACTAGGTTATCTGTTGAAAAAGAGAAGGCTAGAATTAAGTTAGCTGATAGAGAAGCTAGACTTAAACAGTTAGAAGAACAGAAAAATAGTGTCA